AGCCTACTATAGCAGATACTATGTGCGTGTCTAGTGGTGTGATAACGAAACCTCGTGCAGCTTGCCATTGTACTGTACCGTCACCACCAAATAGCCAGTTAAATAAACCGCCATGTACTTCTGTGTAGCCTACGATAACGCTTACGTCAGGATACCATACAGCTACCATCTTTGGCAAGACAATAATAGCAAAGACTGCAGATAAAGCTATAATCCTACGTGTCCATGCAAAGTGTATATCTTTACTGCCATGCTCTCTGGCTTCGTTGACTGCACCTATTAAAGCCTTTTGTTGTTCAGCTTTATTCTTAGCATTCTGTCCTATTAAAGACATAACTCCACCTAGTACAGTAGAGAAAAGCATTGTTATAAGTTCTAGTGGGAGTCCAAACATTATGAGTTCTCATTTACTAGTACAACTAAATCTATATCAGTTGCATTTGGTGGTATGGTTATATTTCTTTCAGTAAGCCATGCTGTCATAGCAGCCCTGCTGTTAGGCCCAATAGCACCGTCTATAGTTGTGCCTACTGTTCTTTGTGCTGCATACTCATTTCTATTTTCCATCCTAGTAGCTTCATCTCCACTAAGATTTGATACAACATTTTCCCATCTCTCTTCTGCTGTTCCTGCATCCGCACCTGAGTTTACTCTATTATTTAAATCCTTGGCAGAGCTATTAGCAGCAGCAGTTTCATCTAATCCTGCATACTCAAGATAAGCTAGAGCTATAGGTAAGGCATATCTAGTATCATTAGCAAGCTCTGGATTATCTACAAGATCAATATTTATGCCATTGCTTTCTAGTATGTCTTCTACCGCTTGATACGTTCCTTTGCCAGTAATTTGGACCAGCCCTCTTCCCTTGTATGTGCTACCATCCCCAGACGCTATGTCTCCATTACCCATTCTATCTGCGTACTGAACATTAAAAATAGTTTCTGATAATCTATTTTGGGAATTAAGATTTCTAGCTAATTGAGTAACATTTCCTTCTGCATCTAATAGACCTGCTGCAATAGATCTATTTCTCCATTGACCTGTAAAACCTGCTAAGTTATTAATTCCATAGCCAGCTTCTGTTACTGGTCCTGCCTCCCCTACTTCAGTTTGAGAAGACCCTTTTAGTAAAGCCTTTTTAATTTTATTTCTAATGCCTTTATCTAGAGCATTTGTTAAAGCTGTTTGAGAATAATTACCTTGTGCATTAGTAATATTTTGTAGGTTTGTTCTTGCTATGTCAGAACCCATGTCAGACAAAGCTGTTCTTTGCGCTGTTGTAAGTGTAGTTGGTGTTGTTGCATCAAGCTCAGTGACAGTGACATCTGGTCTAGCTCCCAAGCCTTTAATCTTTTTGTCTACTGTTGCCTCAGAGGGTAAAGCTATTTCATCATACCCTAGCTCTGGTGCAAACAGTCTCTGCTCCATAGGTACGCCAGACTGATAGAACTGTCTTGCAGGATCATTAGCAGCGTAGAGTTGTTCTATTGTAGCGTTTATAGATTCTGCCATTTTCTGTTGACTACGCTCATCAGCGCCCCTTTGTTTTGTTATCTCATCGTAAGTACCACCAACAGGTAAGTATGCCATAGGCGCTCTGTTTCCAAAGTCTACTGCAGCATTTATCCTTCTGTTCTGTGCGTCCAGATCAATAGGGTCATTAGACCTAGCTCTAAACGCAGCAGTACTATAGATTTTCTCTGGTGTGTATGCTGCTCTTTTTGGTTTCTCAGGTTTGCCTAGACCCATCATTTCTGACACACTATCAAAGGTACTTTTTATTCTACTTAAAGGTGTCTGATCTTTATTGTCATCATCTGATTTGTCGGGAGAGCCTAATCCTTTTTTAATTCCTTTATCTACTTCTGCTTCAGTAGGTAAAGCTATTTCATCATAGGTACTACCACTATCTTTCTGTGTCTGTTCTCTAAAATTATCTTGAATCTTTTGTGCAGCAGTTGTAGTAGGCTTACCACCAAGGCCACCTATACCTGCAGACCCCATTGATTTAGCAGCTTGTTGGTTAGCATTCTTAGGTTTACTCTTTGGTGGAGAGCTATATATACTCCCACGTCCAGCCTCATAATTAAAATATGAATTAGGATTATACGCCATTATAAATCTCTCTTAGTTAAATGGGTTTATTGCGTCTACAATGTCTGGTACAAAAGAATCAATAGCTGAGTTTACTATCTTTGATAATAAGTTACCTGCTGAATCTGCTATCAAGTTACCTGAAGACTCACCATCAGTAGCTTCAATAGTTGCTACAGCAATAGCTTTGTCTCTGTCTTTCTGATTCTGTCCTGCTTCCCATGCCCATGCTAGTATGTCACGCTCACGTTGTATAGCATTGTTGTAGCCTGTCATGGTTAAGTTATTGGCTGCTATAGCTGCGTCACGATTAGCTTGATTGACTGCTGCATTCTCTGCTGTGGTAATGTTCTGCGCCCACTGAGCATTAGCCTGTGCAATTACAAGATGGTTCTGTGCGTTGAACTGTTCACGTGCATTGTTCTGTGCTGTATTAAACTGAGCTAGTGCATTTGTTTCACCTGCATTGAAACGTTTTATAGCGTTGTTTTGTTCTGCATTAAACTGTGATACCTGTGATCCAAGTGACGCAAAGAACTGATCTGTTTGGTTTTGAGAAGAGGCATTAAATTGTCTTGATGCATTCAGGGCAGCAGTATCACTAAGTATGGAGTTTGTAGTTTCCTGTGCCTTAAACATAGTCATCTGTTGTGTATTATCTAAGTTTGCCATGTCCATCTGCAAGAAAGCCTGTGCATTCTGTACTGCTGCTTGCTGTCTGTTATCTAAGTTAGCCATATCTATCTGCGTCATGGTGGCTGCATCAGCCATAACCTTTGCTTGTCTGTTCGACAGGTTAGCTAGGTCTACTGTCTGAGCCATACGAGCGTTCTCTAAGGCTATAGTTTGTTCTGCACTAAAGTTTATGTTAGCTATCTCAGATATACGTGCAGCATTCTTAACTTTAGTTTGGAAGTTCTGGTCAAACTCCATGCCCATAAACTTGGCACGTTGCTCTGCTTTCATCATTGCCATTTGCTGCTTGTTAGATGCATCCATCTGTGCAATAGGTAGTGCTGCTTCCATGCTTGCCTGTACAATAGCCATACCTGCCATACTAGAGGAAGACAATCCACGTGCAGCCATTGCTGAGTTAGCTGCTCTCATGGCCCCTGCTGCCCATACAGGTGTGTTACCACCCTGAAAGTCTTGCATCAAATCAGCCATCTCATCCTGTACAAGAGCAGCTTCAGCTTTTGCTAGGGTAGCATCTACCTGTCCTTGCTTTACAGAAGAGCCATCTATGAGTTGATCTTGTGTAACCTGTAAAGGTGTAGGTGCTTGCACTGTTTGTGCTTGTCCTAGCTGTGCTGCTTGTAGTTGTAGAGATGCAGCAGAATTAGGGTCCATTTGTGCCGCATTCATTAATGACTCTGGGCTTACTTGTCCTTGTTCGCCAGCCATACCCTGCAAAGCCTGACCTACAGCACCTTGTGATTGGGCTGCTGTCATTTGAGCAGCAGGTGTTGTTGTAGGTGCTGCTGCCTGTGCTGCTGTTCCTGCTGTAGTTACACCAGCTTGTGTAGCTGTTCCTGCCTGTCCAGTGTTCTCAGCTATATTAGCTGCTGGGTTATTATTAGATTGTACAGCAGCTACAGTTGTAGGAGCAGTAGGGTCTGCTGCTATTTGAGCAGTCATGTTACCGCCACTTGGCATACCCATAGCGCCTGTTGTTTGAAACGAGCCTTGTTGACTAGTAGCCTGATCAGCACCTGTTGTATTAGTAGTAGCACTACCCCCAGAAACGTTAGGTGTACTAGGCATTGCTACTGGTTGTGATGCTGATGCTGCACTACTACTTGAACCGCCTGAGTTAACTCCTCTAATAACATCGTTCTGTGAGTATTGTGTTGCTAATGGATCAGGGCTTGGAGCGTTCTGTTGTCTTTGTAAAACAGCCATCCTTTGCCCTACATCACCCGATTCCATAGTTTTTTTATCTGCCTGTCTTTGTAGTGCAGCAGCATGTGTCTTTGCTGTCAGGTCTTTATACTCCTGTGAACCAAAAGCAGGACCACCTAAAAATTTATTAAGACGCTTACCCTCAACCATCTGCCTAGCTGCCATAGTGTACTTACCCATTTGTGCTGCTGCTGCAGGACTAGCTGCAAGAAACTTATTTATGGAATCTCTATCCATTGCCCCTGTGTAGCCCAGTGATGGGAGTATCTTCTTTTCCATTGACTCATTAGTGAATCCTGCGAATTTATTAGCCATATCTTATTTCCCTATTTGCATCCAAAGTGATGCGGCAATGAATGTTATTACTGCTACAGTTGACATCTTGACCATAGTTGACCACACACCTTTACGTGTGTCACGCCATGCTTCTAGTAAGTTACGCATTTCTGTTATGTCTTTACGAGCATCGTCATCATGTAGTCCTACTTCACGCAATGCCATCTTAGCACCACGCTTTGCTGCACGATCTAGCATAGCTTCTAATTCTTCTGGTGTGATGTTAGACATAACCTGACATGTCCTCGTTTGTTATGTTCATTACTGATTCATTTTCATTATCATAATATTTATTTACTATTAACCATCTAGCATAAGATGTTCTCATTGCTCTTACTTTTCCAGCAACGTCAGCTTCTGGTATTTGTGTAAAGTTATCTCCGTCATTAATAGAATAAACATTATATACATTATCAGAACTACTTAATTCGTTTATTTCTATATCTGTTAAAGGTTCACCTGATTCATAACCAATTACATCACCACTATATATGTTTATCGTTCTAGGGTTTATCATAGGTTTAACGACACACCAAGTTGTAGGCCGTCCATCTAATGTTGCTTTCATGTTTGTAACAGAAGTTTCAAGCTCTGTTAAAGTACCATGTGTTTGCCCTGCGTAAGTATATCTGCTCATTATGTTGATCCGTATATTGTGCCACTATTACCTAGTGTTCTTGAAGTTCCTGATATTGCTGCTCCTCCAGATCCTCCTGCATTATAACCTGCATGTCCTGAACCTCCACTGGCTCCCCAGCCACCGCCTCCACCAGCGCCATATCCAGGTTGACTATCTGAGTATTTATAACTTGTATTGTTTACTCCTGCATTACCTCCGCTACCGCCTGAAGTACCAGCTACTGCCCTGCTACCTCCTGCACCACCACCAGAGCCTCCTGATCCTGGCAATATACGCCCTCCTGCACCGCCATCTGCTAGGTATTGTTGCTGTCCTCCAGCACCTCCTGCACCACCACCAGCACCACCACCTGTTCCAGCACTAGCATATGAATCGCCTCCACCCGTATAAGGATCAGAATATGAACCGTTAGCTCCTGTTGCGTTTAACGCTCCTCCTGCAGCATTACTGCCTCCTGAAGTAGAATTACCTGAACGTACGCCTCCTGAACCACCATTACCGCCTCCTGCGCCTCCTCCAGCGCCACCGCCTCCCATCTGGTACGTGCCTGAAGTGTGTCTTACAGCACTAGTAGAGCCTCCACCGCCACCCCCTGCTATGTAAGCACCAGATGAATTAGTAATTGTAACACCACTAGATGTAACATTTATGGCTGCTCCACCTGCAACACCAGCAAAGCTACTACTATTATAACCAGCATTTCCACCCCTACCACCACAACCTATAACTTTACCATCATTTATAACAGTACATGGTATGTCTATAGTTAATGCAGCATGTGACGTACTGTCTGACCATACCCACATATTAGAAGGAATCCTTAGTGTACCACCAGATGAAATATAACTTGATGCATTTATACGTTTCAGTTGTGCTTGTCCGTTTACTGTACTACCACCAGTGGGTAATGATGTCTCTGCTGATTTACCATAGTACTCTTGAAAGTTTTGTGAAGTGTTAGCACCCCTACTAATTAGATCACGAATGTCTGCATCATTTACAGAACATAAACTATTACTACTGCCACCTACCTCTACGTGCATGTCGTTTAAACTAATAGGACCGCTAGTTTGTAGTGCCATTATGTTCCACCATAAATTGTGCCGCTATTGCTAAGTGTTCTTGACGTGCCTGTTATAGCTGCTCCTGCGTTGCCGCCTTGACATTGTACACTTGTAAAAGCACCTCTGTATCCTCTACCACCTGCTGCACCCCAGCCACCACCACCGCCAGAAGAACCTCCATAACCACCAGCGGAGTTGCCATTACCACCAGCTTCTCCTCCTGCGCCACCGTAAGAAGTAGTAGCACTAGAGCCATAATTAGGAGAGTTTGCCCTAGAGCCTGGAAGTATTCTACCACCACCCTGTCCAGACATAGATGCTTGATCCTCGCCTGAAGCAGGTCCACCTGGACCACCAGCATAACCATGAGTATAACTTTTTGACCAAGTTCCGTAGTTGGGAGAGTTCGATACGGAAACGTACCATCCTCTTTGGTTAAGTTCTCCACCATAACCAAGTGAAGGTCCATTCCCATTACCTGTTCCGTATATACCAAACTGAGAATATTGAGGTCCGTTTGTAGTATAGTTAGGCCATCCAGAACCTTGACCATCAGTAAAAGAACCTGGTCCAACTCTGTAACCACCTTCTGCACCACCAGCGCCACCACCACCACCTGCAGCGGTATTCATTGGTTCAACACCACCAGCGCCACCACCGCCACCGCCACCAGCAATATAAGCACCTGATTTGTTTATAATAGTTACTCCTGAAGATGTAACGTTAATAGCAGGACCACCATCTGAGCCAGTACCTAAATTAACTGTGCCGTAACCAGCGTTGTAAGCACTAGTGGTTGGATGCGGTAAGTTTTTTACTCTAAGACCAGAGCCGCCCTGACCACCTTTACCTATTATTTTACCGTTATTTATAATAGTGCAAGGAATATCTACAGTCAATGCTGCTACTGTTCTATCATCTGACCAAACCCACATATTTGATGGTATACTTAGAGTTCCTCCAGAAGATATAAAACTAGAAGCTGAGATTTGTTTTCTTTGTGCTTGTCCGTTTACATTACCAGCAGAAGTTAGAGGTATTTCATTAGACTGACCATAGTATAGTAGTAAACTTTGGTTAGCCTGATCACTTACACCTATTAGTGAACGAAAATCTGCATCATTAAGAGAGCAGTTAGTGCCACTAGTACCACCAACTTCTACGTGTATATCATTTAGACTAATAGCACCACTAGTCTGAAGAGCCATTACTCACACTCACACTTTTTACACTTGCAATTAGCTAGTTCTTCTTTTAATTCTTTTACAGCTTCAATTAGTACACCTACTATGTTACCATATGCTACAGATAGATACTCACCTTCTTCTACAACCTCTGGCATAACTTGCTGCATCTCTTGAGCTATAACACCTGTGCCACGTTGACCATCATTGAGTTCGCTTTTGTAGTTAAAAGTTACGCCACGCATCTGTAACACTTTATCTAGCGCACCTTCAATAGTTTCTACGTTTTCTTTAAGTCTTTCATCTGAAAAAGCTGTTACGTTACCTGTTGCAGTAATTGCTCCTGAAACAGAAAAGTTACCTGACAAAGAATTTCCATTACTTGATAAAGAAGATAACCCCACTTCTGCAGGTGTATTAATATCACAATTAATAACACCAGTACTGTTGTTATATGTTATACCAGTACCACCAGATATTGACTGCCTTGCTACAGTTTGTGTACCGCTTCCTCCATCAGTAAAGGTTCCGCTAACAGTTAAGTTACCTGCTATAGTAGCACTCTCATCCACAGTAAGTGTATCTGTTTTTACTGCACCATCAAAGTAAGCATCTTTGTATTGTAGTGCTGTTGTACCTAAATCTACAGCGTTAGTAGTCTTAGGTCTAAGTGCTGCTGCTGTAGCAACTATATCTTGAGATGGTCCTATAGTTTCAATAGGTGCGCCCTCTGCTGCTGTACCATCATGTGTGTGACCAGTACTAGCATTGAATGCTGACTGTATCTGATTGTACTCATCATTAAAGTCGTCAGCGTCAACAACGCTACCTGTGACTATATTAGCTGCTGCTTGTCTTGTATAACCTGCCATTGTTACTGCCTATCATGTTCTCTGTACTCAAGCACCGCTGTGTCAAGAGTGAAGGTTGGGTTTATTGAGTTATCTGTTATTCTCATAGCTACTGTTTTAAAAGAGCCTACTAAATTTTCTTTATATATTTTGTCTAGGTTACCACCATACTTAGTGTTTGCATTACCATATATCGAAGTAGATGCACCATATAAACTTACGCCACCACCAGATGCACCTATTTGTATAACAGGAGGCTGTATTATTCCAGGATCATTCTTAGAGTCGAAGTCTATTGAAAAGCCTACGTCAAGGTTCATAGTTCCTTGAGGCTGTGCATACAACGTAAGCTTATACATTGTTTTTCTTATTTGTGGATCTGTAATTGGCATAAAGGGAGACTCATATATAGCCTCAATAGGATCGCCATCAAAAGAATTACCTGAGTCCATCTTATAACAGAAGCCATCATCATTACCAAACAGTACCGTTTCTGTTGCACCTGAATAGGTACTGTCTGCTACGTTTACTTTTAGTCCTTTAGTTCTAGACCAAGCTATACCACTACCACCTTGTGCAATAAACTTTGTTGCTATTAAACCTCCAGCAGCAGGTGCCTGTACAGTAGGTATATATGCAAATATTCTGTACTGAGATTTACCTCTAATTAAAACAGAACAAAACGTATCTGTCTGTGCTATAAACTCTTGAGCATCTTTATATATCTGATCTGAGGCAACGTCAAGAGCAAAGTCACCAATACGGTCTGTAGCACCAAGTAAACGTACACCATCAGGAGATAGATATACTACATCACCACCAAACTCTTTTATTGTATCAGGGTTAATACAACCAATCTTGTCTGATATAGGCTCTAGTTTAAAGTCGGAGGAAGTAGTTCCTACAAGTTTTTTAATTGTGTCTGTAGTAAAAATGATAAGCTGTTCACGAAAGCCTATCATACCTGTTACATCATATCCAACATTTATTGTACCAGCACCATTGCCTGTAGCAAAATCATCTACTGTGTTTGGTGCTGTAAAGAATATCTTACTACCTTTAGAATAGAAAGCGTGGTTCTTAAAAAGTACAACATTCTCTGCGCCTTGTACATCCGAACTGTTTGACGATGTTAGTGATACCATAGTATTACCACTAGCATTATATACTATTGGAAAACTTTTACTATCTACAAATATAGTTTTGTCTTCTTGTGTAAAGTTAAAGTCAGTAAACCTAGATTTTAATGTGTTTGTAGACGAGCTTGTACCTATGTGCGCCCAAGTAGTTCCTGTACCGTGAAAGTATAATGTTTTATTAACTTGAGTACCGTGAAATGTACCAAAAGTAAGAACAGTATTATTTGCTAATGATTGAGCTGAATCAAGTACAATACTATTTTGGTTTGTTAATGATGCTACTTTTACAGTACCAGATATTCCTGCACCTGTAACAAACATACCAGCTTTTATATTAGTAACAAAACTAAGTACAATGTTATCGGCTATAGATACGGCTGTGTCCAGTATAATACTATTCTGACTTGTTACTGTCTTTACTGTTACAGCGCCAGTGATACCAGTGCCTGTTACAAGCATACCTCTAGTAATAGTTCCAAAGGATGCGCCAGTACCAGCAACAGTAACACCTGTTATAGGACCAGTATTTATGGCAGTACCAGTGATAACCGCAGTTGCTACAGTGCCTTCAGCTAAACCTGTACCTGCTATGGTGGCTCCTGTTATACCACCTGATCCATCTACTGTAGTTATTGTTATGGTTGCATCGTTGGCTGTAGTAGCACCGTTTAACTGTGTACCTACTACTTTAATTGTTTCACTAGCTGTATAACCTGAACCTGCTGCAGTAATAGCTACGGTATACGTAGCACCTGTTTTAATTACATTGAATGTAGCACTACTACCAGAACCACTATAAGCAGACTGCGTTGGATTAGTGTATGTAACAGCAACATTGTTTATACTACCTACTGTAATCGTTGCATTATTGGCAGTGGTAGCACCGCCTAACGCTGCACCAGCTACAGTAACAGTTTCTCCAACTTTATACCCACCTGTACCTGCACTGACAATAGCTACACTATAAACAGCACCAGTTCTAGTAACATTAAAAGTAAGACCAGTACCTGCTGATCCATTGTAAGTATTTGCTGGGGTAGTGTGTGTAGTAGGGGCTATGCTACTTACTGTAACAGTAGCGTTGTTTGCTGTAGTAGCACCGCCTAAGTTTGCACCTACTACTGTTACTGTTTCGTTAACTGCATATCCTGTACCTGCTGCATTTACTGCTGCTGTATACGTGCCGTTTGTATTTGTAATATCAAATGTACCACTTGCACCAGTAGCAGAGGCTGTACCTGTTAAACCTGTAAAGGCACGTACTCTATCTACGACTACTGTAGTCTTTGAAGTAATAGCACCATTTACTATAGCTGTAGCTGTGTTATTATCAAGAGACACTGCTGTAGCACTAGATACTGCACCATTAACAGTAGACGTAGCTGTCTGGTATTCCGTTACAGTAGCATTGTCCATCTTCCTAGCTGTTACAACTCTGCCAGAAGATACAACTTTCATAGCAAGAACTTCACCAGCACCTGGAACTAACGTTTCGCTAAACTTACTATAACCTTTTAGTTTGCTATAGCCTCCTTCTCTATCAGACTCAAAGTTCTGTAGTATAGTAGCAGATCCTATAGCATTAGTACCCTGTTGTAATGGAGTAAGGTTGGAGATTAACCCACCTTTGAA